ACTGACCGACTTATTTGTAAGCGTCGTAGTAGATGAGGGGGTAACAGTAATATCTGATGTAAGCGCAACCGTACCTGTTGAATCAGGGAATGTGATTGTTCTATCCGCTGTTGGGTCTGTAATTGCTAAAGTTGTTTCAAAAGCATCTGCCGTAGCACCTTCAAAAACTACTGAGCCATCATTGAAAATTGCGCCAGTAATAGTCGGAGATGTAATTGTTGGGCTAGTCAAGGTTGTGATTGCTGATAAGTTGCCAGTAGTTACTACCGTTCCAGTTACATCAGGGAAAGTAATAGTTCTATCGGCTGTTGGGTCTGTTACCGCTAGAGTTGTTTCAAAAGCATCTGCGGTGGCGCCTTCAAATACTACTGAACCATCGTTGAATACTGCGCCAGTAATTGTTGGGCTAGTGAGGGTTGCACTTGTAACTGTTGTGATGGCTGTCAAGTTTCCAGTTGTTACAACTGTACCTGTGACATCAGGAAGGGTAATTGTGCGGTCAGCAGTTGGGTCTCCGCCTGAAAGAGTCATTTCAAAAGCGTTATCAGTTGTTCCTTCAAGAACAATGTTGTTACCGAACTTAATTTCAAGACCAGCCTGAGCGCCTGTAAAAGTCGCGTTATTGATTACTGGTGCTTCAAGAGTTTTATTACTAAGGGTGGCTACCGCATCTGCGGTTACGCCAGCGCCTCCATTAGTGGTAATTGCCATATTATGCTATCTCGCTTCCGAACGCGTTGAATGACATGGTTGATGATGATGCGTAAATAGTTACAACATCTGAAGCATCAATGGTTAGACCCAAAGTATAAGCCGCTGTGGTATTGGCTTGAATTGTTGCGTCGTACACAACATAGTGTTCAGGAGCGAGTGTCGCTCCATTGGGACGAACAGCAATTCTGTATGTTCCTTGACTTGCCGCTTGGTTACAGATTGTGACTGTTGAGATAACCGTTTGTGTTGCGGCAGGGCAGGTGTACAGAGTTGTAGCAGTCGTGGCTGAGGGATTGGATTGACCCAATACCTTGTAAGTAGTTGCCATGCGGTTATCCTCCGATTAGAAGTAATGGACTGATTGTACCAGTCGCGTTATTTGTGGCTGTTGTTGCACTTGCTGAAGCACTTGACGCTGAGGCTTGAGCCAAGGTAACGAAGGGAGAAATATCTGCTCCGTCTAGGCTGTAAGTTGCGGCGGTTAATGCGGTATAAGTTGCAAACGCAGTATCTAACGCCGTGTATGTGGCGTATGTACTAGGGATGTACCAATACTTTCCTGAAGCAAGAATCTTGTCTGTTGTCTGATTGATTAAGACATCCAAAGCGGTAATGTTGGTTTCAAGAGTTGTAAAACTTGTATCATCAATAGCCTGTACGAAGTTCTCACTAAGGGTAGGGGTAGGGCTAAGGTCGGCTAAATCTAGTGAGCCAGCAGTCGTATAAGGCACCGAAATCGTGTATGTACGCCCTCCAGCAAAGGATTCTTCGACGGTATAGACAAAAGGGTTAGGTATAACATCAGGGTCGTTTGTAGCGGGTAGAGTGACCGAAAAAGCACCAGCGCTTAGAGGGACTACGATGCTTGAGGGAGCGACCATTTGGTCATCTGTACCGTTACGAAGAACATCACCAAGGGTAAATCGAACCTGTCCAGCAATAGCCGCACCTTCAAAATTTACATAATTACCTGTAATAGTTACCGTGGTTATTGATGCGGCGAGTGCCATTACGCACCAACCAAAAAGAATAAATCAAATCCTGAACCAAGAACATTTTCTGCCGTCTGTTTAGATGTTAAGGCACTACTAACCGCGGTTGATAATAAAGTAGTATTAGTTGAAGCCTCGGTTGTTGCAACTTCTAAATCTGTTAATAAAGTATTCGCTGTGTTGTATCGGGCAATGGGTACATACGGCTCAGCCATTTTAGACTCCCATCATCATCAACTGGTTAGTGTTGTAATTGGCTAAAGCGGCGGCGGCTGAGGCGGCGGCGGCGGCGTGAGAATTAGCATCATCGGCTTTTTCATCTGCGTCTACAACTAGAACACGGATAGTCTCAGAAGTGTTGTAACGGGTCAATAGAGCCTGATAAGCGTCCACCGATACAAAAGCGGCGGCATCTGCCGCATCCAAGGCTGGAAGAAGGTCAGCAAGATTTTGAGTGGTACCTGCTACTGATAGCGGTAGAGCCAATTCAATCGTGCGTCCGCCCGTAAAGTTTTCTTCAAAAGTATAAATAAAAGGTTGAGGTGTTACATCTGTATCGCTAGTTACAGGAAGGACAACAGTAAAAGAACCCGTGGCATCAAAAGTTTTTTGGATTACAACAGGCATGATAATAAAATTCTGCGTAACTTCTTTTAGAATCGTTTGCGGGGTGATATTGATTGAGCCACGAACAGGGTTACCGCTCAAATCTACATAAGTCCCAACAACCGTACAGGTAGATAATGTTGTCGGTAGAGCCATTTATCAGGTACCTTGACGAAGGATATTTACATTCTGTGTGCTTGAAGCAACAACAGCATAGAGTTTTTCATCATCCTGAAGTTCAATGCTAAAAGAGATTCCAGCGGCTAGTAAGAAACCATAACTGCTAGTTGTTACTCCCTCACCACCAAGGTAGACAGTTGCTCCGTTTGAAGGGTTCTGAACATTGATGGTCTGACCGTCTTTGCCATCATAATCTGAAGTAAGTTTGGTTGCAGTAGTTCCTACTGAAACGATTGCGTGTGATACAGCCATATAAACTCCTAAGAAAGAGAAGGGCGACCCATTTTAGCGAATCGCCCTCCGTGCTATTTAGCGACTTCTTTTGTTTTCTTTGTAACCTTTGGCTTTTCAGCCTGTTTTTTTTCTTCTAAAACTACATCTTCAATCAGTTTGATATAGCGATTTGAGACAAGGTTTTTTGTATGACGCCATCCTGAGACATCAACGATGTCCCCAGGCTTAAGAGTCTTACCGTCTGAAATCATTACCTTCATAACTGTGGCTTTCATATTATGCAGTCATGTCAATCCATACATAAGAGAATGTACGGGCTGTGTCGTTGATTGCTGAAGCAGTTGGATTGTAAAGATAAATTGAAACTGTGTCTGCCGCTGAAACAGCCGCTCCACAGAAAATCAAATCATCGTTTAGGTCTGCTGGTGGGTTTACGATAATGATGTCAGTTGTCTTAGCACCTGTAAGAGTGAAAGTAACTGAACTGCGAGTTGTTGCCGCGATTGAAGCAGGGTCTACTGATGCTGTACCAAAGTCTAATCCGTAAGTTACATCGCCTGTTGAACCGACGATTCCACCTACTGAAACTTCACCGCGAGAAATGCGATTTACTTGAGGCATTTATTTTCCTTTTCTAAAATTGGATTTATTAAGAAAGAAAGGGAGAGCCAATTAAGACTCCCCCTTTCTTTTAACTTAATTAAGCGACGATTGTATTCCAGAAATAACCGAGGTCAGCCGCAATAACCTTGTTATCGAAAGCCATTTCTGCTTCCACACGGTCTGACTTGATTGATTCCATACGGAACTGTGAAGTTCCGATAGTTGCACCTAGTCCGCCTGAAACACCTGTCCATGAGAACTGGTATCCAGCAGAAGGTGTAAGTAGTCCTGGCTGTGGAGCAACATGGGTTAGTAGAGCGCCCTTGCCATAAGCAAAGCCGTATGCCTCTGTGGCACCCTCGTTGTTTGTAGCCTTAACTGCCTTTGCAACCATTACGCGAGGAATGTCAAACATTGCCGCTAACATATCGGTTGTAATTGTCTGTGAAGATGTGTACTTGATACGGTCTACCAAGTCAGGGTGATTCTTCAACTGACGGAATGTTTCGTAGCCAAGTACAAGAGTATTGGCTTCCATTCCTGTGTTTCCAAGAATCTCGCTCTTTCCCGCTTCAATATCATTGATTGGGTCAGATGAAGTGTAATCACTCCATTGCTTTGTTTCTCCTGAAGATGGAGCGCCAGCAACACCTGTTACATCGTCAGCCCATACACCTGTTGTGAAGAAATCAGTTACAAACTGAAGTTCACGACGAAGTAGTAGACGGCGAGTAACGAACTCTGTTGCCTCACGAAGAGGGTTTAGAGGAGCGTCTGCGTTAGCAACAGTTTGGTCATCAACATCTTTATGGAACGCATACACATCTGTTGAGTATGTTGCTGTTGATAGATTGTAACCGCCACCAGCAGATTCAGTTCCAGGCGCACGGCGTTGAGCCTCATCGCGGAACCAATCGTTCTTGGTGTATAGGAAGTATTTATCGCTCTTCTTATCGACAGGGATTACTGGGAATACCTTGTCAGCGATAAAGTTATCTTGGTTCTGTAAATAAGCAACCGAGATGTTTGTGAGAATCGCGTCCACATGGACGGAGTTAATATGTGGCTGTGGCATTTATTTTTCCCCCTTATGCCGCTCTGCCTGGATTAGCGCAGTTGATAACGGCTGTAACGATGTTTCCATCTGCCGCAGATTCGGTCAGAAGAGTTCCAACAACATACTTAGTGGTATCAGTACCAGCAACTAAGGCAACTGCCTTACCTGTTGAAGATGTACCAACAAGTGCGCCTTCGCCGATTGCCGCTCCCGCAACAATCTTTGTTCCACCGACAATAAGCACTTCTGCTTCCTGTCCTGAAGTTGGAGCATTTTGTAGTACGCCAACTGGAATATCAGTTGCCGCCGCCGCGGCGACTGCCTGTCCTGATGAATCCAATTTAACGAATGTGTACTGCTTTGTGGAAAGGTCGGCACCTGCAACGAGGGTGACCTTTACCGAGTAATTACTTATTTCATACGCCATGGTTAGGCACCCTTCTCGGATAGGTATTGGCTATAAAGGTCAGGGTTTTTTGAAGCAACATCGGCAATGGCTTGTGCCATTGACTTTGATACACCCTCATCAACGGCAGACTTAGCAAGCGCAGTCATGCGCTCATAAGCATTGCCTGACTTGAAGTCCGCAGACTTGCCGATTTCTGCAAAAATTGATGCTGATTCAGCCTGAGCATTAACTGAAGAAAGAATTTCTTCAACACTCTTTGCTAGTTCTGAATCTGTCTCAGACAAGCGACGGAGCGCTGGTCCAACTTTTTCAGCATTGAGATTGAGATTAGACCAACCCTTTGCCTTTTCTACTGATTGAGCATCAGCACGGGCAACACGCTCTTTACGAAGTTCAGCGGTTGCTTCCTCTGCTTGCTTTTTCAGGCTTGTAATCATTTTAACAACTGAGCGAGGAGCGGATTTCATATATTCCTCTTCCTCTTTTTCGGAATCCATTTTCATGGTTTCCTCTTCAGGCTTCTTTGAGTCCTCGTCCATCGCCATTACAACTTCCTCTTCAGGCTTCATTTCCTTTTCGGCGAGTTTGGCTTCGAGTTCAGCGATACGGGCTTGCGCCATCGCTAATTCTTCCTCAACGGTTTTTTCAACCTTATCTTCAGTTGCCTCGGTAGTTTTCATATCCTCCATAGTGGAGTCCTCCTTGGTCAGCGATTTGTCGAGAACCCTCTGAACTTCAGATTCGGATGCTGACTTCATAACAAGCCAACCTTCATGTAAGTGCGCTGGATGGTCTACGCCACTCGTTTCCTCAATGGCAAGATTCACCATTTTGCGGGTACGGGGTTTTGCCAATTTATGCTCCTAACAAACTAGAGGTAAGTTTTTTTAGCATAGGGCTAATAAAACTAACCTCGGGTCTTGACACACGAAGAATACCATAGGTGTAATTCGAGCCTATTTATTGGTTCGCTAAAACTCTTGTCTTAGCCAAGGCTTCGATTAGGTTCGGTGAAACCCACATTGAGAAGGGGTTCTCGTCAGCCCAAAATCGAGCCAACCTAAAGTGAAAGTCAGTTTGGTCTATCTTTGTCCAAACAAAAAATGCTTGGGAATCATTAGGTAGGTCTACTTGAATTCCTGCATACCCAGGCGGGGTTGAGACTCGATAAGAAGAAATGCCCATAGATTTAAGAACTTGCATTGTGTCATCTATAACGCTTGGCATAAACCTTAATTCTTCTTCCTTGGATAATCCATTGTGTCCATCCATTTTGGGTCATCGGCGTCTAATTCTTGAAACTCTTCTTCGGAGTCATCTTTGTAAGGAACAAAATTTGGTTTAGGATTCTTAGGCTCTGAAGAATCTTCGCCTTCGGAATCATCCTCGCCATTGCCTGAACCGTGACTGGATTGGTCGTGGTCGCCGTGCTTTTCAAGTATTACTTTTTTTTTAGCGTTGCAACCTTGTGTCCAACTTTTGTATCTGTCGGCTTTCCATCACGATAAAGAACGATTAGCGCGGCAGGGTCATCCTCTGTGCCTTCAATTTCAAATGATGAATCAGGAACATTGATTTTTCCTGCGCGTTCAATTCTTAAAATTTTACCTTCTGCTGTTCCGCCTGAAGCGTCCCAAGTAACCATATCTCCAACTGAAGCGCTCTTCTGAAACTCTTTTAGTTTGGCTTCTACTGCCTTGTTAATCTCGCCACCCATCATACGCATTGCTCGCATAACTGTTGATTTTGCGTAACCACTAAGTCCTTTGAAACCGAACTTGCGAACATCTTCTTCAATCATCTTAAATTCATCTTCGTCCATACCAGCCAAAGGTCCCTTGCGAAGTTCCGCTAACATTCGTGAATCTTTTTTCATACAGTCTCTTCCTTCTTAGGTTTTTTCTTTGACGGGGACATTATTGTATCAACATGAACATCGGACACAGTTGGGTCGTTCTTTTCTAAGTCTATATCAACGAATAAACGCTCGGCTTTACCACCGATTGAGTAGCCGCGAATCTTTCCGTCAGTAACCATACTCCATGCCCAAGGCTCCCAAATTACACCGAGGAATACGGTATTGGGTGGATATGTGTGTTCTAAATCTTCGCCTTCAGGTGTCTTGATTGGAACTGTTAGAGAGTACGGGAAAGCCATAACTTCTACCCATTCTCCAGCAACTACATCACGGTTATGTTGTAAACGGATACGACGGTCATTGCTTCGAACATAATCCCAAACTGCTCTTTGTAGTTCATCTGAATCTGTCCACTCTCCGTGAGCATCTTCCATATCAGGGATATACATTGCTCCAAGCGTGTAACGCTTTTCGCCTTCGGCTTTCTGTAAGTCAAACTTACCTAGAGCCTTTGTTGCGCTTTCAGTAAAGACATCAGGAAAAATCTGTCGGGCTACCTCTTCGGTAACTTCTTGGAATTCACCTTCGCCTTGAACTAGATAGCGCACAACATCAGCGTCGGGATTGTCTACCCAACTCTTTGTACGAATATCCCATCTGTCCTCGACCATGGATGTTTCTCCGCGCTCGAAACGATAAATGTTTATCGCCTCGCCATTCGCGCCTAGTTTTGCAAAATACCGCATACGGCTATACCTCCTCTCGTTATTGTCCACATAATATCAACCCCCGTTGATTTAGTCAATCCCGCTTGTTGTGCAGTCTCAAAAGTCTGTGTTACTAGCGTTCCAAGGGTCAATAGTTTGCCCATATTGGCTGGACGAGGGATTGCCTTAGCCTTATCAACCATTCTGTCCCAAATGGCTTGGCGCTCTGTATTGTCTTTAGAAGTACGGTAGGTCTCATAGTCAGTATGTAAATCAACTTCCTTAACTCTATGAGAGTTTGGAGTGTGAAGTTGTAGTTCAACCTTTACCCCGTCCTTGCTTATCTTGATATTGGTGCCGTCGTAAGGGTCACCTGCTTGCCAAAAGTTTTTAACCGATTCAACTTTCCAACCAGTTTTTTCTAAAGCGTCTACTGTCTTTTCAACGCCGTCTGTGTAATTCGCTTCATCAACATTAAGTGTGTAGCGGACACCATCAGAGATTGCTCTAGCCGCCGCTTCTCTATCTCCGCCGTGGTCTTTCTCAGCATCCGCATCAATCTTGCGAGCAAGAGAATCCGTAGACTTTAATCTTTGTTCAAGAGAACTCTTGCCATCTAGTTCAGCAAAATCAGCATCAATAGTTTTAGCAATGCCCTCCATCAAAGATGTGATTACAGGTTCTACTGCTTCGGCATCTCTTCTAAGTCTTTCGGCTTCTTTAACCGCGGCAGGGCTTCGCTCTGCTGATGCTGGTTTATCAGGTGCCATAGCGGGGCGACCACTTGAACCCTTATCTTCTCCAGCACTATCTCCGCCGTCCCGATTTCCGTGGTCGGCTTGGTCGTGGTCTCCGTGCTTTTCCATTTCATTTTCATTTCGCTCCACCATTGATTCTGCCCAAGCGAATCCAGCATCTCCGCCCCAAGCGTCCCAAGCAACTCTTCCACCGCTAGGAAAACCTTTTTCCCCACGGCTAAAGCCAAGCGCTGTTTTATCTCCTTGATGTCGAGAGAAAAAAGATTTCATTCGCTTTAATGTTTCAATAGAAACACTTTCGCCTCGGGCTAATTGACCCGCTCTTGTTCTTCCAACTCTTGTAAATCCACCGCCAGCAAGTCCAGCATCAATCCATTCGATTGCTCTTTGCGCCGCATCCCTTACTGATTGAGGAGGAGCAAAACTATCCTCGGCTTTTGCAACTGATTCAATCCGCATCTGATAGCCATTGACGGTAAAGAAAGTTTTAATGTTGCCTACGGTCTCACCCGTGGACTTAATGACTTCTAGGACAGTCTCGGCTGGTAATCCAGCGATTGAGGTTAGGTCTACATCATCGATTGAATCTATAAGAATCTCGTACTTATCCCAGTCATCCTTTGGGCGTTCCATTTTGCGCCGCGCCATCTCGTTGAGAACGGTGTGATGAACCTCGATTTCAGCCGAGGAGGGAGACGCTGATTTATGGACATTCGTATGGAGCGCGAGTAGTTCCTCAGCGCTTAAATGAATTAGTTTGGGTGCAATATCCGCCATGTTCTAAGAGTAGCGGATGGTATTACTACTCGGGTTTATTTCCTTTAAGTATGGTTGAAATTTCATCCATAACTTTTGCCTCATCCTCATCAGAGGCACCAGTCTCAGAGGTAAACTTAACTCCCTCTTCCCATTTGGAGTAAGCCTCTTGGATGGCTTTTATTTTATCGCGTCTGCTCATAGTTTAATTATACCCCAGTTTATTTGTTTCCGCCACCTGGCGCTGGCTTTTCACGGGCTGTCCCATCGTAAATCATTCCATCACCGTCGTGGTCAATAGGACCATCCATCAATTTTTGACCCTCGGGTGTTAGGACTTTGACATATTTCATACCTAAACTAGCCATCAAAGTTTTTCCTGCCCATTCTTTAGCACCAGGCGTATAGCCAATGTTTGCGAATTCAGCAGGGAGAGGAAAGCCATCATCTTTCATATCTCTAACTCCTGCATAGATAGGTTCGCTTGAAGGAACATACCCATCCAAGTATCGACCCATTAAAGAATCAAATTCTGCTCGCTCGGGTGTTCCTGGCTCAAATCTACTGTTCGCAGAATCAATTAACGCTCTAGCATTTTCACGCAAGTATTCAGGGTTAAAATCATAACCCGCTCTTGCCCAATGTCTACCGCCATCCATAGCGGTTGAAACTTCGATGTATCCAAACCCTCTTGCTACATACCAAGCCTCTGAATTTTGAATAATTTCTTTACCAAAGCCTGTGCCTTTATAGTCATCCTCTTCAATGACAAGGGCTAAATGCTCAACATTCCAAACACCATTTTCTTTGAAAAACTCTCTTTGCATAAAACCAACTTGCTCGCCATCTTCGTTAGTGATGTTTCCGTCAATAATGATGGACCCGTCGCCTCTATACCCAACTTGTGCGTCATAAATTTGTGAAGAAAGGGTGCGCTCTTCTCCATCCATATTGTCACCAGTATGTGTTACTCCATAAACCTCATCAAAAAATGGCGTTAGTTCTTGAGCGCTTACACCAAACTCACCCGAGTCCATCCCTGCCGCTAATTCGGTTAGTGTGTCTCTTTGAGACTCTATGTAAGTTTCAATCATTTCGCGTTGAACATCTTCGTAGATAGTTGCTTTTTCTTGCTCGGTATATTCATGATTTGGAAATTCTTCTTGTAAGTTACTCAGACGATACGCAACTAACGAATCAATCCCTGAAGTCGCATCAAGGTAAAGGTCTTGGTCATTTTCAACGATGAGTTTTAACTGCTCGTCAGTTTGAGTAAACTCACCTGATTCTTTTATGGCGCTATCTAAATCTTCAACGCTAGGACCTTTATCTCGCATTTCTTCAACGCGAGCAATTTCTTCTTCTGTATAGCCTCTAGCCCAGTTACCGTGTTCGGACTGGTCGTGTTCACCGTGTTTTAATACGGGTCTCAAACCGTAATCAAAGTAAATTACTTTGAGGGTTTTGCTAACTTCGCCCAAATCTCTTTGGCGTAAGCGTCTATCTGCTCGTCTGTCATGTTCGACATATCGGGCAGTTCTACTGCTTCGAGTTTTTTCGATGCCACCTGTTCCTCCTGTATCTATCTCTTTGAAGTTTGCTACATCCCAAATTGAGATTTGGTCGCGGTCACGACCCCGAGAGATAGCCTCTCCCTCGTCCTCAATGTTTTCGGAAACATCAAGGTAAACTTGTCCATCCTCTGTATTATGCCATAACCCTAGGTAGTTATTCGAATTATTGAACTCGGCTTTATGTTGTTTCATGTAGGAAGAAAGAATCTCAGCGCCCTTAGCCTCATCAAAAAAGTCGTCAGCCTTGACTATCGCGGCGAACTTCTTACCCTTGGCGACCATAAAGCCCTTAGTAGGCTCAGAACCGTCCTTGAGGCTTACTGAGAGACCGCCATTCTCTTTGACCCTCTCAAGGGTTGAGCGGACAATCTCAGGGGCTACCTCGACCCCGTGCGCCCATGAGCCGTGCGATGACTGGTCATGGTCGCCATGCTTCTCAACATCTTTGGCTCGGGTTATCTCAATGCCATCAAGTGTGTCAGTTATGAATCTGCTCATCCATCCATCCTTTGAAAGACTGCGACTCTAGCCTCGGTTCCAACATCTGTTTTATATCCAAGGAACTTTAATGGTGTATTGCGTGGAAGTAAAACTTCTTTTTCTGTATCTGAAACGGTGCTTGTGTCATCAACAACTGTACGGTAAATATCTACCGCTAAACCCTTACCAGTTCCACTTTCGTTTGGAAGAATAACCGCAACGGTGTCAGATGAGTCGTTAATACCGCCCATCCAACTGCGAGCAGATGATTGACCCTCTTGAGTTACATCGATACGAGTTGTAGAAAGAAACCCTCTGTCGGTAAGAACATCCCCCTCCGAAAGCCCCTCTAAAACCTTGTCAGAAAATACGCGATACAAAGTTTTATCGCCAAACAAAACGGGAGATTTGTCAATCAAAGAATCTAAGGCATCTACATCGCCCTGATTTCTTTCTGCCATTGGGGTATCGCCGCTATTTATTCTTTCCAAAATTTCTGCTTCGTGCTTCACAATATAGTTATCAATGGCTTCTTCTAAATCGGATTCTCCCATTTCGTATCCGCTTTCAACTTCATTATTTTCAGACCATTCATCTATGGCTTGTAAATAAAGACTCTCATCGTTTGCAACTAAGGTTTTTGCTTCGGCAGGGTCTAACTCTGTTTTCTTATCAGTTCCGCGCAAAAAACTATTGATTCTTTTGTATCCGCTTTGTGAGTAATCATCAATGGCATTATGTTCAGCCGCGCTCATACCCACTCTATTACCGTCTTTGTCTATGCCATAGCGCTCACCGTATGCACTTGCGGCGGCGTCGTATTCTGTCTCCTCATCAAAATTACCAGCCGCCCAAGAGCCGTGAGTAGATTGGTCGTGGTCGCCGTGTTTAAGAACTGGTTTGTATCCAAGCGGAAATGCGATTGTGATACTCATTTACTGCGCCTATCGGGTGGAATAATTACCATAGTGCAACGACAGTTAGGATGAACTCTTCCTGGAGTTTCATGTCCGCTTGAGAATGTTTCGTTCCAAGGAACTATCTCGCCGTCTAATTCTATACAAATAGGACAGGTGCGCTCATCTTCAGCAATAATCCACATTTTCTGTGATTCACCATCCACATAACCTTGCTCTGCCGCTTGATTCCAGCCTTCTTGGCGTCCCTCGTTTTGAGCAATCTGAATCTCTGTGCGAGCAATCATAGTTGCTCTCTTGCTCTTAAGAGAATCCGCATAACGGGTAGCGCGTTCGGTTGCACGGATGCGAGCGGTTGCCTCTTTGATTCCGCTTCTAACTAGGCGGTCAAACTCTCTTTTTTCATAAGTGGTAACTGCCTTTGCCCATTGAGGGTGCAGTCCTACAACATTTTTAATTCGTCGGGCTGTTGCTCTGTAATCTAACTGCTCGTTAAAGGCGTCAATGATTGCTTGCCGAATTGAGTTACGGGAGATGGCGTCAATAGAAGTTACAAGTTCACCAGCACGGCGTTGAGCAAAGGCTAAAGAGTTTGGGTTTGTCTTATTGAAAGACATCGTAAATTCAACCTTGGGTGGCTTGGGTTGCGCCCATGCAGGAAGTTTAGTGAACTCCATGTTAGCCATTGCTGGTTTGTTATCTACCTTTACCTTGGAAGGTAAAAAGGCTGGCAAGGCTAATTTAGGTGCAATGCTTTGAATCTGCTCAATCGCCTCTTTACCGCCAAGGTCAATAGAACTTAAAAGGCTTTGCTGAATTTTCTTTTGATTAGCGATAGTAATTGTTTCTAGCAAACGCTCTAAGGTTGCGGGGTCCATGTTGCGAAGCAACGACTCAAGTTGTTTCATTGAGATTTTATCCGTGGCTCGCTGAATAGATTCGTAAAGAGTACGGGCGAGCGCTTGCTCTTGAGGTGTTAGAGGGACTCGCTTATTACGAGCCTTAGCAAAATGAATTGCCATCTCTAACCAACTTCAGGAAGTTTCGGAGCCTCGGTTTGTGTAGGAGCAACAGGTAATTCTTCTTCACCTGATGTAGTTGGTTCTTCAGGCATAGGAGGCATCCCTTCGCCCTCGGGCATAGGAGGCATACCAAAATTCTGTCCATCGTGTTCGGCAGGTGGCAGACCAGCCAAGTCGCGTAGGTACTCTTCCAACTTAGGGTCAGGAACTATTGCACCTGTCTGTACCAAGTTACCGACGAATCCAGCAATCTCATTCAAATCAACATGGCTTACTTCACCATAAGTTAGATAAGGAGCGCGTGAAACATCCATGCCGTTTAGTTTTAGTAAACGAGGGATAGCGTGTTGGTTAATTACTTCAGCAATGTTCTTAGCGATTGAATCAACTGACATCGACCACAAATCCATTTTGGATGTACCGAGGGCATAAGAGCCAACTCGGTCAGAGCCAAGAAGAATAAAGTCAGAAAGGATTGACATTGCAATTCTTTGGTCATAGCGCTGGATAACTTTGTCTGTATCAAACTGACGGGAACCGCCTGAAGATAAAAGAACTAAATCAAATACTTTGTGTCCTTGGTCATCGTACATAGAGGGCATAACAATTCCCTCTTGCTCATTACGCTTGATAGATGTAACGATGCTTTGGATTGATGCTAAGACTGATGCTTGCTCGGCTGTTGCTGTTGATGAAAGAAACTCAGGTGGTACATAAGCAACTGGCAAACCAGCCAAGTCACGCTCAATACCGATTGCTTCAATCTCTTCAATACGGCGCTTGAAATACCATGAGCGATAAGCGTTACGGAGAAGAGAGCGACCTTCAGGGTTATTCTTTTGTGAACTGGTACGGAATAGCAAAGACTTTTCGATTGGAATATGGTGGATACCGCCCGAGGATGGGTCTACTTGAACCATTCCCTGAATACCGCCGTCATCGTCCATCATCCATCGGAATAATGTTTCTTGGGCGCGAATAGGCATTTTGCGCCAGCCAATACGACCATCATTGAATTTAGATTTACGCTGAGGGTCTTTGCTATCACCCTCACGGATTTTGTAAACAATCTCATGATATGAAAAACCAAAGACCAACATTGAAAGCATTTGAGATAAAGCAGAGTCCCAAGACTCGCTCATATCATGCAGACAAGATTCTACGAACGCCGCTACTTCTTTATCTTCAGGAGAAATGTCTCCGTCTTTAGAATCATCTGAAAAAGGGTCTACACGCCACTCAAGACGAGTAATAACTTTCTCGATTGCGAATAACATTGAGCCGATAGTCGGGTCATTGTCCGCCATCTCTCGATAGATTCTTGCACCGCGTTGTCCGCGGAGGTTTACTAAAAATTCTTCAAATATCGTTCCGCCTGAACGACGCAGACCAGTAGAGCCGAACTCTTGTAAATCAGGCGTTATTTTCTCAGCCATTTAATCCTCTACTCTTTGGTTGCTAATCCGACGACGATTGCTATTGCCTGTTCCTCGTTGAATCCCGCTCTTAATAACTCCGAAAATACTTCGTGAGTTTGAATTGCGAAAGCCCCTAAAACAGACACGACACCCTCACGATTGGGCGAAAGGTTATCGTACACCCGTCGATTATACCGTTAAGCGGATTTAGGCTTTTTAGTACCCGTCTAGGACATATTCAAAAGAGTTAATTCTTTTGGCAATAAGTCCTAAAGCAGATTTCAAAGCCAAATCTCTATCGCCAACTTGAGCAAAGAGACGGTTTTCTAGTTCGCCACCAACTGCATCAAAGCGACGGAAGTAGATGTTGTATGGCAAAACATCCTGCTGAATGTTCAACTCAATCTCAACATATTCTTTTACGGCAATTTCTTGAGATACAAATGGTTTGCCATTTGAATCAACAACAACTTTTGAACCTGCTAACTCATTTGTAAAGAAATCAGTCCATGCCATTTACAACCCCTTTCGAGAGTTTATTAACCCCATAATACTACATCAGGGTTAGAAAGGCGCAGTATCAGATAAAGGCACACTCCAAGGGTCTGAAGGTTGGTTTGTATTGGCTGTCTCCGTGCGGTTGGGTGAACTTACTTGAGCGACTGTATGGCGCTTCATGTCGATGCCTAGGTTCCAAGCGGTGACCACAATCTTTGAGCGCTTAGCCCCCGTGACCTTATCGTCCCAATTTTCTTGAAGTGCGGTGCCTACAACAATTACTGACATTCCCTTGCCTAAAGAATCTGCACAGTTCTCAGCAATCTTGCCCCATGCTTTTACATCCCAAAAAGTTGTATCTATATTTTCCCAAGTGCCATCAGGCTTCTTACTGGACTTAGATGTAACTACTGTAAATACTGCTAAGGCTTTACCGTTAGGAGTAAATCTTAGTTCAGGGTCATTAACTATATTTCCTGTGATTGTTATTGGTGCGCTCATGCTACTTGCCTCTCATTCGTTATTGGTTTGGCGATTATGTTTAGTTGTTTTCTTATTCTGTCGCGTTCTTTATTGGATTTTCCACCCCAAATGCCGACTACTTTGTAATGTAACGCATAGGTCAGACATTCTTCTTTCCAGTAGCATCCATTACAAATCCTCTTGGCTTGCTTGTTCTCTTCCGTTATCTGATTCTTCTCGGGAAAGAAATAAA